GGGAAGACTTTTTTTACTCTTAGTGTCGTTCGTCATTTCCTCGATAACGATCCTGATGCTGGAGTCATTTACTTTGAGTCTGAGTCAGCGATTTCTAAAGACATGATCGAGAGTCGCAACATTGACTCTTCCCGTATGATTATTGTTCCTGTAGTTACTGTGCAGGAGTTTCGTGAACAGGCGATCAAGATCATTGATAAGTATCTTGATCAAAAGAAAGAGGACCGCAAACCCCTGATGTTTGTTCTGGATTCTCTTGGTATGTTGTCTACTACAAAGGAAGTAACTGACACTGAAGCAGGTAAAGACACTCGCGACATGACTCGTGCTCAGGTTGTGAAGTCCATCTTCCGTGTTCTTACTCTCAAACTAGGTAAGGCAAACGTTCCTATGATCGTTACGAACCACACCTATGATGTGGTGGGTGCCTATGTGCCAATGAAAGAAATGGGCGGTGGTAGCGGTCTGAAGTACGCTGCATCGACTATCATATACTTGTCCAAATCAAAGGAAAAGGATGGCACTGAAGTTGTTGGTAACATCATCAAGTGTGAAACCAAGAAGTCGCGATTCACTAAAGAGAATTCTAAAGTAGAGACGAGATTGTTCTATGATGAACGCGGATTGGATCGCTATTATGGACTACTGGAGTTGGGTGAGAAGCACGGAGTATTCACCAGGGTTGGTAATCGCTACAAGATTGGTGAATCTTCTCTTTATCCTAAGTCTATTCTCGCTGATCCCGAGAAATACTTCACCCCCGAAGTGATGCAAGCATTGGATGAATGTGCCCAGAAGGAGTATGCATATGGATCGTAGTATCAAAGATTATATTAAAGTCTATGACAATGCTCTAGACTCTAATATTTGTCGAAACATTGTCGAACTGGCAAAGAATACTGAGATGGAGAGGTGGGAGCGTCAGCAAAGACCTCAGTGGAACATGTTTAACGTTACTGAAGCAGCAGAAAACCAACAAGTTAAAGAGTGGTTGTCTGCTCAGAATCAGGTGATTCCTGTAATCCAAAAGTATTCTAAGGAATACATGGAAGAGTTTGACTGTGTATACTGGTGGCCACCTCAAAATGCTCTAGAACAAATGCGTCTAAAGCACTACGATCACACTAAAGGTGATATGTTCGACACCCATGTTGATGTTGGTGATCATGCAAGTGCTAAAAGATTTCTTTCCTTGTTCTTCTATCTCAATACTGTCGATGAGGGTGGTGAAACATATTTCACCGATCTAGACTATAATGTGAAGGCAAAGGAAGGGAGACTTTTGATCTTCCCACCAACATGGATGTATCCCCATGCAGGGAAACCTCCTATCTCCAATGATAAGTACCTACTCGGAACCTATTTACACTACATTTAATGCAAAAGATCGAAGAAATTGCCTTGAGCAAACTCATCCTTGATGAGTCATATTGTAGGAATGTTCTTCCATTCCTTAAGGATGAATATTTTGATATGTTGACCAACCGAATTCTGTTCGGTCTGATCAATGAGTATGTGCAAGCATACAATGCTATTCCCGAACCAACTGCTCTCAAGATTGAGGCAGAGAAGCGTCGTGATTTGAGCGAAGAGATTCTGAAAGAGATCGAAGACTTCCTTGATACAAAGATAGATCATCAACAATACAATGACGAGTGGTTGATCAACACTACAGAGAAGTGGTGTAAAGAACGTGCCATCTATCTGGCACTAATGGAGTCTATCAAGATCGCTGATGGACAAGACAAGACTCGTACTAAAGATGCTATTCCACATATCATGTCGGAAGCACTTGGTACTTGTTTTGATGATACCGTTGGTCATGATTACCTCTTAGATGCTGATGATCGCTATGACTTCTACCACAAGAAAGAAGACAAGATTCCCTTTGATCTCGAATACTTTAACAAGATTACGAAAGGTGGTCTTCCTAACAAGACTCTTAATGTCGCTCTTGCTGGGACAGGT